GGTCTGACACTGGAATTACTTCCACCATGTCATAGTCTTCTTGCTTGGCTTTACGGTTCCCGCTCTCAGGGTCGTACTCATATTCTTTGGGAGCATAGTCACGAATAATGCTCTTCAGGATTTTGAATTCCTGCTTCATTGAGAAATGCACACGGGCCTGCACAGCAGACATCGTTTTTAACTGCCGCTCAAGCAAAGCCAGCGTAGTACCCACTGGAGCATTTGCACTCATATCGCTGACCTTCATATCAGCAATAGATCCCAATCTACGACCCTCATCAGTGATGCGCTCTAACAAACCTGCCAATACTTGACTCGGTTCCTTATAAGGCAAAGCCATGATGTTGTCTTTGATCGACCCGCTAGGAACATCCACATCCCTAAACTCGCCAGGAGAGATCGGTGTATCGTCACCCTTCACTCGCAAACCACGCGACTTCAACCCGCCAGGAAGATTGCTCAACGTACCGGCATCGATCAACTGACGAATCAGTGATGTACCAGCCCGTGCATATCCGCCAATCAAATGTATGTAGCCAAATCCATAAGCACCAAAACCTGGAACATAGTCATACTGCACCATATGCTGACGCTTCAAGCGCATCACATCTTCTTCATCGTAGTTACGATAGATTGACAAAACCTTACCCGTTCCGGCATCTATCGACACGATGTAAGGTAAGGCAATCTCATCTTCATCTTCATACCCAGGCATTTCGTAATCGATCTGTACTTCATAGACCTGATACCGATCATCGTCAGTCAAAGAGTAGCCCTGCTCCTCGGCCTTCTTCTTTTCTACATCAGTATGAATAGCAACCGGCTCTCCAAGATCCACATCTCTATAGAATCCAGCCGCTTGTAATTTGCGTATATCGTTCTTTGTTTTACGCATAACGTGTGTCACACGCTCAGCCGTTCTAGCCCCACTAGACCCATAGGGGATGATCACATCTTCAGCAGGTATATATATAGAGGTCTGTCTTCCCAAGGCGGGATCAAAATAGACTTTCTTGAAAGCTGATCCAGATAGCCCTAAGTTAAATAGCATCCGCTCATGCTCAGGCCGATACTCAGGCATCGCCTCAGTCAACTGATAATTCATATCAGTGCGCACGCGCTCGGCAGCATCTTCTTTGAGCTTATTGATAGCGCCGATGATCTCTGTCTTAACCGGCCCCTGTGCTGGAAACGTTTCAATGATCGTTTCACTCTGGAACCGTACAGCCGCTTCAGTCAGGATCGTAGAGAAAACACCACAAGCCCCGTTCCAAGGTTCTGTCCGCTCCTCATACTTCATCCCCAAAACTTCTAAGCCCTTGACAAGCATCTCCACCCAATCCTTACGGGAGTTAATGTCTGCCTCAACCATTTCTACAATGTCTGCCCCAACTTGTTCTAACTCGCCTTCTTCCATAAACTCGGCCAAGTTAGAGTCAAACTCTTCCCCCTCTTTCCCCTCACGTTCGGGTTCTAGCGAAATTTCAATCCCGTCAATACCAATGGTCACAGCATCTGGGTTTTCAATTTCAATCTCCATGTCGGGCATATCTAATGCCTCAAGACCCTGGGGAGCAGCATAGAGTGATTTTGCAATGTCCATTTAAACCTCAATAGTAAGCGTGTTTTCTGCGAAAGCTTTTAAGCTCTTCCCGTTCATCGGAAGCCAGCCTTAAAAACCCACCTTGGCGGAACCTGATTAATGCTTGAGTAGAAGAGTCCACCAAGTCATCATTGGGCGCATTTGGAAACGCCGCCATCTCTTCAATCAATTCATCAGCCCATCTTGTCTCAGGTGCCCACACTTTACCTGAACTAAATAAATCAGCAACTGAATTGATCCGCACAAACTTATCGTTACCTCTGCTGGGCGTGTATTCACTGACAACAATCCCCATCTGTCTTAATTCAAATATCAACGGGCTACCCGCTGCCTTCGCTTCAATTACAAACGCATCTGGCTCCCAGTACGTGTAATTCTGATGGGCCTTTTCCTTCAACTCAGGAAACTCCATCCGCTTCTTAAACGCATCCAGCAAAATAATGTTTGCATCGTCAGAATTCTCATTCAAATAAAACACACCCCAAGTCGTACACGCCGAATAGTCACTTCGCTCACTCTTCGTAAAAGCCGTGTCCCAACTCTGAATAATGAACTGACAAACGGGAGGATCCTCTTTTGTCCATCTCTTCCACCACTCCCGTTTAACAATTGCACCCTCTTCACCCGTGGGACTTTGTTGATATTGTGCGTTCCACTTAGCAGGTGGAAGCTCCTCCCTTAGAGCAGCTAGCTCTTCATAGCTCCAGAACTCAGGCCACAGAGGTTTTCCTGACGGCATGATAGCAGGCAACTCAATGATCTCCCACTCCTCACCCTTATCTCTACCTGCTGCATCTTTAATGACTCTACCAGTTAGATCCCTATCTCCCCAGCGGGTCATCACGATTACAATAGATCCCCCTGGTTGTAAACGTTGCCGAGGGCCAGAGGTGTACCACTCATATACCTTATCGTATACAGACGGATCACCCGCCGCTAAAGCAGCTTCTTGCTCCGAGTGCGGATCATCAATAATCAATAGATCCGCTCCCTTACCCGTTACCGTACCTCCAACACCAATAGCGAAATACTCACCTCCTCCATTAGTGGCCCACCTACCTGCTGCTTTACTGTCTTGTCTCAAAGCCACGTTCGGAAACACTTTTGCATACTGTTCTGATCCAACGAGGTTCCTGACCTTACGTCCAAAACCTACAGCTAAGTCCGCCGTGTTAGAACACTGGATCACCTTCTTATGAGGGAACTTCCCTAAAAACCAGCTTGGTAATAGATACGAGGCAAACTCAGACTTAGTATGCCGTGGCGGCATATTAATAATCGCCCGCTTAATCTTCCCGCTGGCAATATCTTCAAACTTCTTTGCCATCAAAGCATGATGCCGCCCACTCACAAATCCCGGCCACATCATCTTCACATAATTCATAAACCCCTCTTGAGCCCTCTCCCTATCCACAGCCCCACGATACTCCATCACCTGAGCCATAAACTTCTCATACTCATGCGGCTCCAACTTATCAATCAACTGCTCAAGCTTCATATCTTCCTTGTAAGTTTCGGTGGAAACGTTACCACCTTACAACATCCTTACGTAAGTTTTGTGTAAGGTGGTAACGTTACCACCTTACAGTATTCTTACTCCAAGTCCCTGAATCTAATATAGACAGGTCTGACAGTCCTACCCCGTTTCTCAATCTTCTTCACGACACCAAGGTCTACTAACCTATCTACTAACCTTTTCGTATTTGCCAGCCCCATCTTTCCACGGATAAACGCAATATCCCGCAACGTGGGTGCATAGTGGTACTTCTTCCACCACTCATCTATCACCAAAAAAACCTCGTTCTGCGCAGGACTCATCTCTTTCTCCAAACACTCCTCAAACGTCATATCACTAGGCCGAGGAATCATCCTTTTGTTAAAAATTTTTTTGGTACCCCCCACCCCCTTATTCAAACTTTTCATAGGGGGGGTCTTCCTGTGTGGGAGTTTGTTTGTCACTGGCAAATTTTGGGGTTTGTTTGAGTGGAATAGTATGTTTGAGGACTTGGGACTCCGCTTCTGCATCTTGGGGGGTGCCATCGGGGTGGGTGTCGGCTGGCAGCGTTTCCAGCGGTTCAGGGGTCAACTCTGCCAGCAAGCTATCAGCATCGACCTCTATTGCATCTACTGCGTTGCCCTTCATCATGTCTCGCAGTTGTTCCAATAGCTGAGCCTTTGCCTGTGTGCTGCTGCTGGTATTGATAACCTCGCGCCTCTCCAGAAAAGCCCCGACTTCCACGACAGTGCCCAGCACCTTAACCGCTTGCACCTTAACGCTGTCCTTTGTGTCAGGGGATATAGCTACATCGACCAGCGTTTTGATAACTAACTGTCTTAAAGCTTCCGGTGTTCTATGTTTCGCAGCCTCCATAGCCAACTTATAGGCGTCTACTTCCTGAGATATTCGGGGATCGGTTGAAAGCCTATAACCTGCGTCTCCGGCAGTCTTGGGTTTAGCTGTGCTGCTATATGTCCTGCGATATGCCTCCGCCTTCGTGGTTCCCCTGGCAAGCTCTTTAGCGAATGTCTTTTGCTTGTGTGTTAATCCCTTGGAAACGCTTACACCAAGTATCTCAGCCATTGGTACTTGGTCTAGTCCTTCCTCTATTGCTTTCCTGGATAG